CTACTCTCACGACAGTTGTAACAAATACGAGAAATATTACGCTCAACGCGATCAATCTCCCGCAAGTTGTGTGCTACAGCCGCGGACGAAATGGATGGCAACTCAGGCTTCGGAGCAACAGTGCCCAAGGGCACACCAAAAATCTGAATAGCAGACTTCGGTGCGAAAACCTCAGACACAGACATTTCCGGAAGTAAGCTACCGACGGTGAAGTCATTATTACGCAACCAGTCACGCAAACGATAAACATCATCAACCGGCACCTTAAGATCCTGTGCTGTCCACGAGAAAATACTAGCTTCATCAGTGTAATCTTCAAGGCGAAAAGGATCCCCCCGATCGTATTTTTCAAGCCACCAGCGATCGGCGTCAAGAAAACAACGACGATGCTTAGGATAGGCACGAAACACACTATCAATGAAATCACACAATAATGGTGTACGGCGGTCAGTGACGGCCAATCCATTAGCCGCGTTAACCAACCCCTGTTCAACACTATTCTCACTACCCAAAGAAACAAGATGAATAGTCTTAATAAAAGCAGCGATGTCTTGGAATGAATCCGGGCTGTTCCTACCACTAGGGTAGATGCGGCCAAGAAAGCGACAAGGTGTGGAGGAATCAAAAACACGAACCTCAACCTTCATACCAAAAACAGCAGCAGCTGCCTCTAAAGACTGCCCAACATAAGGAGTGAGCCCATCATCACCCCCATATAAAGCATCACAAATCAACTCCCACGCTTCATCAGCCGACTTTCCAGCAAGGCGAAATGCGACATACTGGACGAAGCCTTGGTTAATGGTATTAAAATTAGTGGTCTCGTTAGAGCCACTATACATGCCATGACCAAGATCAAACTTCATCCCACATCGTGTTACACCCTTCTGGTACAAAACATCAGCCTCCAACTTAGACCATTCATCAAAATACTGCGGGAAAAATCGCCGCATCAAAGAACGATCAAAAGAAACGAAAAACTCGCTGCGAGAAGCATCAAACTTTGTAAAATCGGATTCAGCAACCTTATCATACTTCTGACATACACGATGGTATTTGGCGGACGTCCCACCGCCACCAACGCCCCACACCCACCAAGGTTGTGTACGCTTCATGTAATTTGCCAGGGACATCATAAATCCACAAGCACGATAAAGGCGCTCAGGCGAGAGAGTTGTGATGTTGCGGCCGGGCTTACCAACCTCAACTGGCTCGCTCTTGGTAAAAAGCTGCTTAGCACGACTCCAAAGCAGATCCATAGTAGGATAAACAGATTCACGATTCTGCTTCTGCGATGGTCGTCCCATTTGCTCAACAACTTCATCGTGAGTACAAGGTACTAACTCTTCCTTGCACAAACGATCCAAAAACTCACCAGCAAACGCTTCTACTTGCGGATTGCCAGTAAAAGAAACAGATGGTAAAACAATCCGACGCGCGACTGTGTCATATTCGTTGCCCCGACTAATGAGTGGAGCGCCATATCCCAAACCGCCGGAAGGATAAACGACGTTACAAACTTCACGTACATTCATTTCCTTCGCATCAGTTGGATCCTCATCCGAATAAAGAGAAAGGAAAGCCATACTGGGCGGAACTGACAAGCACCGACGCTGATGAAAATCACTATTAGCAATGATTGACATCAAAAGGGAAACAGTGACTTGATCTACGGATGGTCCGCAGACAGTAGAAACGATTCCCAATGCGGGGCTCTTAGCCAAGTTGTAGCGGATACTGGCGCAAACGGCAGTTTCTAGACTTATCGAGTAGGACCTTGAGGTACCCACCGCCAACATGTCTAAATTCTTACCGTCGGGAGATACACGAGCTACCACGTCCTTAGTTTTGGTGTAGAAGTAATCAGGTTCATCAACTCTAAATGATGTATCACAAAGGGTTAACAAACCTGTAGGTTTAAAATCTACCACGTTGAACAGGGCGAGGTCACTGTCATCGTCAAATTTACGACGACGGACCGATGTTTCGTGCCCAACTAAATAACTAAACGACTGGATATCAGGGCGGACAGGTTGCCAAGTCACTCGCTCGCCACGACGCGACAAAGTGACAACCGATCCATTATCCAAAAAGTCAACTGTTCCCGCCTTACCCGTCAAAGTGGGTAAGTGAGGCACCACATAAGTGGTCGGCAGCCCAAATAAATTGCGCAACCGAACAATAAAACTATCAGACGTAACCCTGTTCTGCTCGCGCGCAACGACGCGTGCCAGCTCAAGCAATGTATTTAATGTATCAGTAACAGGTACCAGAGACATCAAACCTGATGCAAGTGGCTGGGCGTAACTGATATTTTGAACAGTAACGTTCCAGCGCACATTGTATTGCTTGCACAATAATAATGTCTGTTTTCGCAAAATCAACAAAATCCGCAAGATGATAACACCAACAATGGTGTTAAAACCAATCTTACGAATAAAATTGAGCAATCGCAGAATTCTTCCAACACGCCCAAAAGACACCAGGGTGGCGTTGCCGCCGTTGTTAAGTGTGTTTCATCACGTGGTTATCACTCATTCACCACGCTGCTCACCTTGGCCCTATGCTGATTAACACGAGCCACCTCGGCAAATAGTGAGGTTCACCAATTTCGGAAGGGACGCTTCCTGGTAAAGTGAATAGTCTCATCGACACCAAATCACAGACATTAAAGATCAACCGCGTTCCAGAGTGTCATTGGTACATCTAAACCAATGTTAACCTGTACTACAGGTCGCAGAAATGTCTTGCCGC